CTGTCACGATTAGCGAAAATGAAATCGAAACGAGATCAGTTGCACTTGAATCAAGAGTGTAGTTTGTGACAAAGGCGTTGCCTGTGTATTTTGGTTGTGAAGCAGTGTTGTCTGGTCGATATTCAAAAGCTACTTGTGAGCCATCAAATAAACCAGCAAAAACACCATCAGCTGTTGCATCGAATGTCGCAGAGCCAGAAATCGATAATCCCTCAATTCCAACTACGAACGAAGCTTGATCCGAACCAAATGAAGTTGTTTCAAGCGTGTTAACATCACGAGACAAAGATAGTTGATTGACATAACTTGATATGTCAGTTCCATCTACACTAAAAAATGAGTCTTTCCCAGATTTAAAAGCCATTATTTTCTCCTAAATTAAATTAATTAATTATTTTAAATTATGGGCATAACCAACAGAGAATGTTGCAGATCCAGAAGTCACTGTGATCACTATGCGAACATAACGATTCACTGTGTTTGTGGTTGCTATTCTCTCTGAAGTTGTGCCTGTGATTGCAGTGAAAGAAAAACCAGAGACATCTGCAAAAGATGAGTTGTCTGCTGATGATTGAATTTTCACTGATATATTTGCAGAGCTATGAGCTGTGCAATGTAGAAATGCTTGACCACCTAATGATGAACTAGCACCAAAGTCAACAGCTGTTGTGTTAGCTGTCGCACTTGTATTGGTCAAAGCATATAAGCTCTTCCCATTTCCAAAGTTATCACCAGTGAATGAGGCAGAGACACCAACGGCATCTGCAACACTCGAATCAATGGTGTAGTTTTGAATTTTTGAATTTAATAAGACAACTTTGTTTCCTGCTGTGTCTCCACCTTGATAAATAGAAAGGGGAGTTGCAGTAGCTGATCCGATGACAGCTTGAAGTTCATCATCAACTGCATCTGAATCACCATCATAGAATCCAGTTAAGGAAGCTGATGCTGTCTCAATTGAACTTATGTAGGTTGCTTGACTTGATCCAAAGGTTGTAGTTTCATTGACTGCTTGTTCTCTTGAGAAACTTGCATCAGTGAAATAACTTGAAAGATCGTTTGCTCCAAATAAAATCTTGTTGTCTTTTCCTGCGATAAATGTAGGCATATTATTCCTCTTCTAGTTTCTTTGCTTTGTCTTCTGGCAAAACAAGTCCTTGCAAGACCATCCACCTAGGAACTTGCACATTGACTGGATCACCAGCTTTAAATTCTTTTTTCTTGATTTCACAATCTACGATTGCAATATAATTTGTTTTATTAGTCATATCTTTACTCCGATAATGTTGCTTGTGCTTCTAAGTCCATCTCGATCATACATATCCTGCCCTCATCAGATAGTGTGTTTTCAATCTGCATATTTGAAATTCTTGAAACAATCACAGCACCATTGATGGTTGAATCATCATTCAGTTGATCGATAACTTCATTAGCTAGTGCTAGAGACCTGCTTTCAGTGGTGGAGGCAACAGAGTCTCCAGCTCCAGCTCGTAGTGTGTATATAAATATTTTTAGATCAAGATCTTCTTCATACACTGATCCAAAAGCTTGAAAGTCAATTGAAGAGTTAGCATCACCTAGATAGATCATCTCTTTTTTTGGAGCTTGATCGATTGGAGCATACTTAAACACTGCAACACCACTTAAACCAGCTCTTCCAGTTAACTGTGTTTTTAAATTGTCTCTTACTGTGTTAACAACTGAACTGATCGCCATTAAACACCAAAGACCTTTTCAGAGTTCTCTTCGATCCATTGATTAACTTCTGGGATTCTTGTTGGATTTTTGAATCCTCCTCCTTGTGTGACCAAAGATATATTTCCCATTTCATCATTGAAAGTAGTTGCTCGATCTGGAATGTTTGTTGAAATAATACGATCTAATAAAAGCTTTAACGCAATACGATCAACACCATTCTTAATAAAATCCCACCCATACTCATAAGATATAACAATTGGCATTGGATATTCTGAAGTCGCTTCTGGAAAGAAGCCATCTGTTCTATGAATAAACCCTGCTTTGTTATCAATCTCAAAGTTAGAGGTTGCAATTGTCTCACCAAGTATTGTGACCGAGATCACCTTGTTCACATTGAAATGTGGAACTGATAAGACTCTTGTTGTGTCACCCTCCATCTTTTCTAATGAATATTTAGGTGTCCACGAACTTCCTGTCCATTGTTCTAAAAGATCTGTGATCTTTGCTCTCTCTTCTAAGATAGTTGCATCTGGATAGTCACTAGCAGAAGCAAGTTGTTCAATATCAAATGTCCTTGCTTGAGCTTCAGTGAATAAAGGAAATCCCAAGATCTCGTGATTTGTTCTAAGTTTTTGCACAACAGTTTCCCAAGTTCCAGACCAAACTGCATAAAGTTTGTTCACATTGGTTGTGTTGGCAATGCCTAGATCATAATAATAAATCCCAGTTGTGTCAGTTGTTGCTGTTTGTTCATTAATGATCACAGTTCCAGCTTCATCTGTCACAGTGACTGTGACTGATCCACTGGCATTTGTGAGAGTGCCATCCACATAAGCATTGACATAGATTCGACCTAACGAATCTTTATATATATGCTGAGTTCCATTTCCAACTGAATATCCGATCATTTTCGACCTTTAGATCCTTTTTTCTTTTTCTTTTTTTGCCAATACGAATTTGAATCGTGTCGTGGCATTAACTTTGTTCTTTTCCAGCTGGTTTATCAGCTTTCTTTTTTGGAGCAGATTTAACTGGTTCTGCCCAACCTTTTTCAATAAGATCAACAGCGTTGTTCTTATCTGTTTCCCAAGTCTCTCCAGCTGGAGGAATTGGTTGTCCATTGTATAGACCAGACATACTGATCTTCATTTTGATTTTCATCGGTTCTCCTATTGATTCACTGAGACATTCAACTTCGGAAGTAGAGACAGAATGTTTAAAAGTTAAATATCTCAGTCAATGATCCATTGCTGGATCTTGACCATCTTTATCTGTTGCCAGATAAAAGACTAAGAAAGGTTAGGGGATTAGCCCATGACCATTCTTTTAACAGCGTTTGTGTCTAATAGATCACCATCTGCACGATAGATGAATCTAAAAGTGACCAAATCGTTTGCGAATGCGTAGTCAACAGATCTGTCAACTTGTATTCCTTGAACTTCACGAATGAAATATTTGCTCATATCTCCGAAAGCCATAACTTTCTTTGTTGTTGCAATTGTTTCAATGTTCGGATCAGTAGCAACTGGAGATCCTAATAAGATATCTGGATTTCCTTGTTGCATTGATGGTTGCCACAAATATTGGTTGTTGGAATCTTTGAGTTGTCTAATCTCTTTGAGAGTAGCATCATTCATTATCCAAGCTCCATTTGTTCTGTATGGACTTGTCACACTGTGATAAAGGTCAATGACCTCATCAGATGTGATAGCTGTTGCTGATGCACAAGTGACACCAGTTCCAGATGCGTTCATTAAACCATTTGGTTTAGAACTGTGGTTTCCGACTGCGAAGTCAGTTCCTGCTCCATTTCCTAATGCACGACCAGAGTCTTGTGCAAGGAAACCCTCGATGTCAACACCCTCATCAGCTAAAAGCTCTGAAGATACTTGAACGAGATAAGCATATTTGAAAGCTCCCAATGTGACTGATGCACTTGTTGGATCGCTTTCTCCGATTCCTCCACCCTCTGCAACTAATACTGCTGAAGATAGAGCTGTGATTTGTGGGAACTTGATGTCTTCGCCTCCAGCTGTTGAAACAACTGTTGCGAACTGTCTAACGACAGCATTTTCATCGAGCTTTGCCACTATTTGGTCATAAAAACCTTGAGGAACTAAACCACCATCTGAGCCGACTGTTAAATCTCTTTTTTCAAAGTTGTGTGATCTAACTTCGCCATTTGCCATTGATCTTAAGATGGAAGCATCGGTTGGAGCTTCGACTTCTTTTTCAATGACTGGAGCTGGGGATGAAGCTTCAAAGATTGCTCTTGCTTCTTCAGATTTTTTGTTTGCTTCTTCAACAGAGGCAAGTTCAGAAGTTCTGGCATCGATTTCTGACATTCTGTCATTCATCTTGTCCCAAGCTTCTTTTTCTGAAGCATCAAGTGATCTTTCCTCTTTGATCTCACGATCATTGAGTTCTTTCATTTGATCCCAGAGATTAGCTCTTTCCTCGTATAGTTTTTCTACGATAGGATTGCTCATATATATTCTCCTTATATGAAAATTAATAAGTGAATTGTGTTCGACTTATTCGATTGTTAATTAAGCGACAAAGACTGATTCATCATCGAGTCTCTATCTGTGTTTATAAATCTTTCGATTTGAGAAGATCTAATCTTCTTTTTCTAGCTTCAGCGTTAAAGACAGTCTCGTTTTCTTCATTAAGAAGTTCTTTCAACGATCCTTTGTCATTTGCTTCAATTAGATCACGAAGATCAAGTCCACTAAGTTCTGCTAAACCTTTAAATGATCTCTCAGCTGTGACTGATGAGTCTTGATATGCTGGGAATGGTGTTGGACTAACTTCATAGAGTCTTGTCTCTAACACTTCTCGCATAACTGGTTCAGAAGATGATTCTGGCACTGACCATCTCTCTTCAATAACATCAAAACCAAAACTTGAGTTTGTGACATCACCTCTTTCGATCATTTTGAATGCTGATCGATGATGTGTGATATCAAGATCCAAATCAACTTCATAATGAAGTCCTTTTGAGTCTTCAGTGAGTTTTAATGTTCCAGCTCTCTTTGATCCCAAAACGAGATCAGTGGAGTGGTTGAATAGAGCTTTTATATCATCTCTTGAGGTTTGTGTTCCTCTTTCTTGTAGTGTCTTAGTGAATGCACCTTTTTTGATCTGCTCAACAAAACCTCCACCAAGCACTTGCGAAGACCTATCAAAGATCGAAGCATATCCACTGATCACAGCTTTCGAGCCATCTAATGCTCTTGCTTCAAATTCATTGACTATATATCTCACATCGTGAGTTGGTGTTGGTCTGACTTGTTTTGGTTCTGAACTGAAGATTTTTTCGTTTATCTTTTCCAATGTTCTTTCTCCATTATTGTCTAATTTTTCGATCTCTCGATCTGCCCAAGCAATTGTGCGATCAGCTCCTTTGAGCATTGATCCAACAGATATATCTGCACTTCCAGATCCCCAGAGCCAATGTGCAACCACACCAGCTGAGATCTCTCCATCTTTTACTTGTTCAGATTGAAGATCACCTCTATGCCTTTTTATCCACGCAGAGAGTTTTCTTAATTTTTCCTCAGTGATAGATCCTCTCGCCAATTGTCTTGCTTCGCTTATTGTTGCATCAACAAGACCATCCCCAGCAAGATCCAAATTGTCTAAACCTCTTTGAGCATTAGCTTGAACATAATCTGGAACATTGATATGTTCTGATCGTTGTTCAGCTCTATTAAGCATCTTTTCATCATATTCTTGATGAGTGTTGCAAGGCATATAAAGAGTCTCATCCTCAATTTCCATTTCGTGGAAAGAAGATTCATCGATATAACATCCGATTGCTTTTGCTTTTTCTAGTGCTTCTGATTTAGATCCAAATTGATCTTGCTCTGGATATGGCATTAAATTCCTTTAATAATTGTCTAAGGCAGACCTATGAATTGCCTTTTTATAATGTTCATCACTCCAACCCTCAACATTTTCAATTGCGTTGACTTTGTTAGGATCAAAGATCGACTTCGTTGACACTTTCATATTTGGATTATTAAGATCTCTTGGAGTGTTGTTCCAAGCTATTTCAAGCTCATCTGTTGTCCACACTTCCAACTTCTCAGTCATTCCAATTGTTGGTGTCCATAGCGATTCATCTTTTGCATTCTTTCCACTTGCATAAGCAGTTGGATAGATGAATATCTCAAATTCAATCAAACATTTAGGAATAAGTTTTTCCTTTGCAAAATCATTCACTCTTTTATTATGAGGATCAATAACATTCTTCTGATAATCGAGATAAATGTTAAAGTCTTGATTTTTAATGTTCCGACTTCCTTTAACTTCTACAAGCTTATTTATAAGCTCCAGTCTTCCATCTTTATTTCTTTTCCAATAAAGAACTGAATAGTCTGGTTTGTAGAACCTAGGATCGTGATTGAAAGCGACAGCATTTGGGAGATGATACTCAAAAGGATCGAATCCGAATTTCTGATATGAACCAACTTGACCAATAAAGTCTTGCCAGTTCCAACCTCTCTCAAATAGCTTTATGTTATTCAAAGACATATCAAACTCAAAGCATTCTTCACCGAAGTTCCTTGAGCCAATATTCTTTTTGAATCTCTGATGATCGTGACCAAAGTCTCCAACCATCTCTCTTGTTAGTCGTTCATCGTTCTCGATGTTGGATGGATCAGCGATCCTCCATTGATGTCTTAATGACATATATTCCTGTCCGAGTTATCAAATCATTCGGATTGGTCATCTGTGTCTTCCACTGACAATTGATTCAAGTTTTGCAGATACGAATCTCCAATTTCAGAATCAACTGGTGAAAGATCTTCTTTTGCTCGTATTTCATTAACTGATAAGAACCCAGCATTTCTGCCAAGATTATAAGCTTCATAACGAGCTTTGATATTTGCACGAAGCAACCCAGAGACATCTATTCTTGCGAATTGATTTCTTGGGAGCAACATTGTCAGTGCAGTCTCAACTCGGTTGATATAGGGGAGAAGAGTCAGTTCATAAAAGACTCTGTTCTGCTCCTCAATACTTGATCCGAGCTTTGTAGTCTCTGACAGATCGCCGATCATATAAGCTGGAACTCTAAAGAGTCCACAGATTTCAGATTTAGTGTATTTCCTAGATTGTAGGAACTGCATCTGTTCGTGATCGAGAGCAAGTGGTTTCCAAGTGCTTCCCTCTGTCAAAATTCCAATATTGTGAGCATTGTTAGATCCTTGATGCTTTCTATTAAAAGATTGCTTAAAGATCCTTAACTGTTCCTCAGTTGGTGTTGAACTCATCTCAATAACACCAGAAAGGACTGCTCCATTCTTGAAAAATGTTCCAGCAAACTCATCTTGAGCTAATGCTGATCCAATTGCTTCTGATCCAGCTTCAATTGGAGATAATCCATAGTCTGATCCTTGTTCAAAGTTTTTAATATGAACAATCTCACCAGCTGGATTTAAAACTGTGTATCTTGTGAACTTTTCTTTGCCATTGTATGTATAGATCGCTTTTCCATTTTTTCTCTCGATCTGAACATCATCTGGATGCAAGTTATATAACTCACTAGGAAATCCATTGCGATCTCTTGAAGTTATTAACCAATAAGAGTTTCCATAAAGAAGCAATGAATTGACAGTTCTGTGCATCCAAGTGAAAAGATCAGTTTCAGCATTAGGCATACCATTAATCTGATCTAAGAACACTGGGGCAGTAGTCGGTTCACGATAATCTTGTGTTTTTCTGTATGTTTTAACTGGCATTGTGGCAATAGAGTCACTGATCAGCGAAACACACGAATAAACTGTTGAACTCTGTATTGCAGAAGATGGATCGACTGCTTTTCCAGAGCTTGTTTTTGTTTTGTCATCTAATCCCAGATTGAACAATGAAGCATCAAGGTCTCTGGTTTCGATTGGTTGTTTAAAAAATTCTAATAATCTCATACTCTCTCAAAATCAAACAGCAGAGCGATTGCAATCAAGCCAAGTCCTACAACAAGCAGTCCGACTTGTGTTGAGACTAAAAATGCCGAGACTGACACGCTTATGAATCCCACGCTGAAAACGATTAAATTGTTTAACATCTCTAATCCTCTTATAGTCTTATAAATTCTGGAGCTTTTGTCTCTGGCTCTGGATCTTCTCTTTTTAGATCAGACCAACGATCAAAAACCATAATTGAAGCAATTGCCAAGTCAATCTTTCTAGCTGATGACTTGTTGATCTTTGTCACTAATGTCCCTTGAGGTGTCTCTTTAGGAACACAGTTGATCAAGTGCTGAAATAGATTGAAATCTCCATCGTGAGACAGATCTTTCTCTAATACAGCTGTATAAAACCTTGAAGTTGCTTCTGCCATTCTTTTTCGATAGTTTCCCTCAAAATAAAGGATCATATCTTCGCCGTAGCGATCTTCTAATTCAGCTAATTCCGAATGAAACCCCATCGGATCAACAACGAACTCAACCACTTCATAATCTTTGAAGATCTGGTGGATTCTTGCGATAACTTCATCTCTAGGAATCTTCCAAAGCTTGTTTTCTGTGACTGGTCTTTCCCAGTGACCAAGAACTTCCAAATGTGGTCTTTGCTCTTCAAAGGAAAGTCCGACCAAAGCTGTTGAGTCTCTTGAGTATGATCCATCAAAACCCAATATAATTTTTGATCCTCGTTCCAGTTTTTTCTCTTCAAAACATTCCTCCCACACACCAGCTGGAAGCCATCTCTCAGCTGTTGATGTCCATTGATTTAGAAAATATCTTCTGAACTCATTTTCTGGTATTTGTTGAAAAGCCCTTTCAAGCTGTTCACGATTAACCCAGTCATCAAGAGCTGGATTGCTCTGTTCGAGAGCTTGTTTTCTTTGTTTAGGATTTGATATATCCAA